GAATACTTTTCAATTCTTCTTGTTATTTCTGTTACTTGTGCTACTTTACTCATTTTTGGTAACTCGTTTTTATAACTTGTTAAAACTTGAAGGAGGCCTTACGCTACTAGGTAGTGATGGTGGCTTTCCTTTTGACAAACTGTTTAATGCTTTTGTAAATTGACCAAAGTCCTGTTGTACCTTTTCTCTAGCTTGCTGTATGAAATCTTTAGCCTTAGAACCTGGAGGAACTACAATACCTTGATCGTCTCTTACCTCTTCTGTTGGAACACCATCAGCATCCACTTCAATATCTCTTAAAGCTGGTACTTGTTCAATGTTAACAGGTGCTCCTGTTATAGTATCAATACCAATCTTTCTAGCTATGGTTGGATTGAATCCTGGTGGTGGTAATGGTACTTTGAATTCTCCTTCTTTCACATTTCCTAATGTTTTTGCAGCATCTTGAGCTAACTTACTAAATTGTCCCACAGATTGGTTTAACCCTCCAACTGCTTCCTTTATTTTACCAGCAGCTGCCTTTCTTCCTTCTTTGTATGCAGCTTCAAATTCAGCAAAACTTGCATAACCACTAGCTGTAATTTCTTCACCGTCCGGTCCCTCAACCTTCTCCCAAACAATGTTTTCTCCAGTACTTTCATCAAAAGAAACAGCTGTAGGTATTGCTTCTTTAAAAGTATTTATCACTGATCTTCCAGCCGACATTAATAAACCATTATCACCAAATATAGGATTACTTTTAACAGGAGCCATACTTTGCAATTCAATTTCATCTGGCTCAGAATCATCAGTATCATCAGCCACCGGTGCAGTCGCTGGTGTTCCTAGTTTTAATGCGACGATTTTTTCACCAATTTGAATACCATCATCATCAAATATGGCTTCCTTTTTAAATTGAATGTTTGGAATTAGTTTACCAAAATCTGCACCCGTTGGTAAACCAATATCAGCAGAAAGCTCAACAGGAAAGTTTAACTTTTTAGCCTGACTCAAAGCACCTGAAATAGGATCAGCTAATAAATTTCCTACATCCTTAGCAGCTGATGTTAAATCATTTGCTAAGGATTGTATACCCGCATCCAAGCCATTTAAATTTGGTAACTCAAAACTTGCCTGGAACTTATCTGTCAATCCACTTAGAGAATTACCTGTACTCGCTATTGCATCGTTTAATTGGTCACCAAGTTGCGTTGCAACTCCCCCCAAAGAGTTTGCAATCTCTTCTTGCATTGATATCAAATCAGGTTTAAGTTGATTTGCTTTTGCAAACAAACTATTCATAGAACCTTGTACAGCCTCTTGAGCTCCAGACATAGTAACTTCTAACTGCGCAGGAGTTAAACTAGACACATCCAAATTTGCAACTTCACTTGCTTTAGCTGCTAAAGTATCTTTGATCTTCAATAACTCAATATCTTGGCCTGTATCTTTTAAACTATTAATTAATGCTGTTGGATCTGGAAAAGCAACCATTTATTACTCCTAATGACTTGGCGCTGCAGGTGTTGCAAGATCATCACAATTATTATCACTTGTTCTTGATGGATCAGAAGGACAACTATAGTCAACTCCAGCCTTATGCCTGTTGTACTTATCAGCACCTGTCATTTCTTTCCAAACGCCAGCATGATCAAATTCATTTTGTCCAACATATTTAACAACATATGTGCTTGAGAAAGTTTCATGGGCAGCACCAGCGATTTTCTTTTTGTATGTGCCTCCAGTTGTTAAGTCATAATTAGTACCAATGTTAAGATCCATTTCCGCATCAGTATCAAGATTAAAACTTGCTGCTGTTTGAATGTTAACATTCGATGTAGTCTTAATAGTCAATCTACCTGTATTAGATGCAACTCTATTAATATCTGTAACACCAGGAGTTCCTTTAGCAGCATTAGCTGTAGAGCCAACAATCAGGTTAGTATTACCACCTGTAAACATAGTAAGAGAACCACCAATCGTTTCTCTTTTCCATCCATCAATATTAACAAACACATTGGAAGATATTGACGTGTTTGAAGTACCAACAATCTTTTCTTCGTTCGTTCCTTCAATGGTTTTTTGATAGTTCTTTGTTATTCTTTTTCTTTCATTGCCATTAATTTGTGTAGCTTTATCAGTAAGAATAACCTTTTGTTCATTACCTCTAATTTTAGTAACCATATCACCATCAACTCTTAGATGGTAATCACCCTTGACTTCTTGGTACATATTTTTTTCAACAAATAGTCTTACATCACCTTTAACAGTAAGATTCATATTGCCTTCAACAACAACATGATTACCTTTAAGATATATCTCGTAGTTATCACCAACCACTTTCGTTACTTTAGATCCATCTGGTTGAATTTCATAGAATGTACCTTTTTTATGAAATTGATGAATTCTCTCGCCACCTGGCGTATCATCATATTCCATAACATGACCAGACTCAGTTGTATAAGCGTGATTGTAAGGATATACTGATCTCTTTGGTGCTGTACCAACTTTCTTTTTTTGCCATGGCTGCTCTAAACCATCATCGTCTACAAAACAAGTGTCTGGTGCAGCTAAACCTGTCTTACCACCTGTTCTCGGAAAAGGTTCGTTCCATCTATTTCTGTAATAAAAATCTTCTGGTTCTCCGAAATTATTTTTAGTAGTACTTGGTTTTACAGGACCATCTAGATCTCTAACTGATTTTGCAGTAGGAGGAACAGCTGTTGGAACATCAACAACTCTATCTCTTACTTTAATAGCTAATGATTCTTCACCCCAAGCCGCTTCACCTCTTGCTAGTTTATTAACATCAGATTGTTTAAGATATTTTTCTTTTGGATAAATTCCAAGTGGATCAGAGAATCCAGTTGAGGAGGGAATTTTTTCTGTTGGGATACCAACTAATGTACCCAAAATAATAGGTTGTTGTAATTCTTGACCATCCAAAAACAACCCAAACACCCAAGTGCCTTCAACAGGTCCTGTTGGACTTACACCAATACCACTTATTGAAGCGCTGTTAAATGGCATTACTGGTTGAGCCCATGGTAATTGATCTGTTGGAACTTTTGACTTATCTTCTGTATGAACTCCAAAACATCTTACTCTTACTCTTCCGATGTTTAAAGGATCGTTTCTATCTTCAACAACGCCCTGAAAATGCACAAAGGATTTTGAATATTCTATAGACATTATTTCTTTCCTATCGCTTCTGATATACTATCTTTAAGACATGATATTGTAGTGAAGAATGCATCTCTTGTATATTCATGTGTAACTGTTGACACTAACCAAAACCCACTATACTTAGATCCTAGTCTCTCAGTTGGATTACTATTAATTGCTGAAAACTCTGGTAATTTTATATCTAATACCATACCTGGAACTATAGTAGTATCACCTTCTATAACAAAGGTTAATTGAAGATTGTGTAAATGTGTTATAAACGGAAGGCCTGTACCAATTACATTTTCAAAGTATTGATTTTGTTTTGTTGAATCTTTGTAGTATACGTGTTCGTAATTCGGTTGTGCAAAATTTTCTATATATTCGTTATCAACCAAAGGCTTGTTTCCAAGATGTGTAAGATTATCAAATTGTGTGTTATAATCAAAAATTTGTTTTTTATAAGTTTTACCTACAGTGTCAATTGAAAGAACAGTGTTTTGAAAAACACCACCATTTCCATTCATTAATGTATCAGAAGTTTTAAGAGAGATTAAATCTCTAATTTTTCTATCAAATCTTTTACCTGAAACTTCACCATCTTTTTTATCTCTCATTGGTTCATATTCGAATGTAAGATCTGGATTAGGATGACCAGCTATACCATCTTTTATAAGATCATCAATACAATGAAAATTATAACCATCTACAGTTTCATAAAAAATAAAAATGTTGGATGCTTTAACATTTGACCCTTTTCTACCAATGCATCTCCTTGCACACATCTGAATTGCATCAAAAGGTTGCTTACCTGGAATAATAAATTGGTTTTCAACAATAGACTCATGAAGATCTAGTTTACGTTCTCTAAATGTAAACCCATCGTATTTTTTAAAAAATTTCTTTTTTCTACTATCTTGATTAATATAATTGTCAAAAATTGATTTTGCAGCCGAAGAGTATGTTCCAGAATATGATTGATTTACCTCAGAATAAGTACTAATTAACTTTTCTTTTGTGGCGCATAAAATACTATATGATGCAGTATCATTCTTTGCATTGGTACCAGCTTCATCAATACTATAAGCCCAAAATTGAAGATCAATTTGTTTGCCATCTTCACCAGGTTTTTTACATTTTAATGAAATAAACTCTTGACCTTGATAACCACTTTTATTGAATCTTGTTGCATGACCAACAGAATCAATAATCTCAAATTGACAAACAACACTTTGTTCAAAAAGACTTTGTGTAAGAATGAAGCTAGATACTTGATCCATAATTGGGACAAATGATTTCATACCATCTTTACCAAGAACACATAATGTGACTTCTTGCAGATCAAGAACACCCGCTTTCATTAACTCATTAGAAGTCGCCATTAGTCACCAAATATGTTTTCTAGTTCTGATACTACTGTTGGAATATTATCAATGCTAACTAACACAATATGTCTATTGTTATCATTAATTCTGTCATAGTAATCATATGCATAAACAGCACTATAGTCTCCAGCATTTATATAATCTAAAGTAGCACTATGATCGTATGTGTCTTTAGATATTGTAATGTTTTTAGTTTTATGCTCGTAAAACAATATTGTAGACTGTGAAAGTTCAAGACTACCGTATTTTTTTACCATCCATTTTCTAAAATCAAGTTGGCTGATCGGCCATTGGTAGTATGGATCGATAGTTTGATTAGCAAGTAAAACTAGCCAAGCAAGACTTGCATCTTCATAATAATCAAAAGCAACCGTTTCTGGACTATCACCTTCAGGCACACTTAAACCAACAAATGCAAAGTTACTTTTTTTCATTATTTCTGACAATTTAACACTTTTAGTAATATCAATTATTGTCTGTTGTTTAAAAGTGGTGGTTGGTAAGAAAGTATATAACATTATTCAACTCCTGGATCAATAACATCATTGCTTCCACTAAACCGTTCAGCTGGACTCCCGGAACCCAAATCGATATTAACATTTTCATAATCTTCTTTTGACCAAGGATCAATTTCTTTAAACGCTAATGATACAGCATATCCAATTGGCCGGCCATCTTCACCAAAAGCGTTTCCTCCAGGTGCAAAATTTACATTAATACCAGTACAAAATGCAGGTTTGAAAAGTGTTGTATTTTCGTTACCTTTAGTAACTGCTCTTATGTGAAATTCGTTAGGATATGTTAGACCCAATCCGTTAAGAACTCTACCAGGCATTGCATCAGCTCTGAATTTATACAACATAGTTTGAATCATTGCTGCTTCTTTTCTACTTTGTGGATAGAATTTCCAATTGAATGTATAGCTCTTTAGTCCAACACCTTTAAAAAACGCAGTAATGTTTGGGTTTGGAATAGTACCAAAATAAGCTCCTACCATTTGGCCAACATCACCACCAATGCCACCAAATTTTTTCATACTGTCTCCAACTACCTGTGCGCCCACAACAGCTGCTTGTTTGGCATCAGTTGCTGTTGCATTTTTAAGAGTGCTAGCACCTTGTGAAGCTATTTGCCCAGCTATACCCAATCCTTCACCAATACTACCTGCTCCAGACAATTTACCAAATACATCACCTGCTGCAGCACCAATCATTCCTTTCGCCCCAAGAGTTGCATCTTGATATTGAAGAGTAGTATTATCAACAAGACCTTCTGGTAATGGAAAGTTATAAATGTTTTGTGTGCTGTACTCTTTACCAGACTCTCTATTATAACTGTATTTTTTCGAAAAGATTATCATTCTATATTGTTCCGGAAGATTATCTGGAAACACTAAATCAGTTGTATTAGAACCGTTGATCTTTGCTTTATTATTTGCCACTTTTGATGCAGGTGCTGGGCTTGATACTGATCTTGAATTAAACTTTAATGCCATTGTTATAAATAGTCCTATGAGTTATAAAGGTAAATTTAGTCCTAAACGACCTGCAAAATATAAAGGCGATCCCACAAATATTATTTATAGAAGTTTGTGGGAACTAAAGCTCATGTCTTATTTAGACTCCCACCCCGACATCGTTAAGTGGTCGAGCGAAGAGTTTTTTATACCGTATAAGAGCCCTATTGATGGTAAATACCATAGATACTTTCCAGATTTTTGGGTGAAGAAGAAAGATGGCTCTTGTGTTGTCATTGAGGTCAAACCAGCTGCACAAACAAAAGAACCAGATATTACAAAAAAGAACAACACACCATCGGGCAGAGTAAGTAGACGATATTTAAAAGAAGTTAAGACATACGGAATTAACCAAGCTAAATGGAAAGCTGCTCAACAGTTCTGTGAGGATAGAAGATGGAAGTTTCAAATAATGACAGAGAAAGAATTAGGAATAAAGTATAATGGCTAGTTACTTATTTACAGATCTTCTTAAAAGAGCACCAGCTGAAATTAGAAATAATGTTGCTGATGCAAGAACATGGTTGAATCAAAACATGCAAACCACAGTAACGCCTGGACGTCTACTTAGACAAGATCCCGATAGACCTAGTAGGATTTCAAATAGACCAAATCCTGGAACTCTGAATATGTTTCTATATGATGCAAAGACAAAAGCAAAACTACCATACTTCGATAGATTTCCTTTAATACTTTACGCTGGTAGTACTGGTGATGGATTTACAGGATTAAACCTACACTATTTACCTCCATTACTTAGAGCTAGATTGTTTGATAGAATGTATCAAGGTAATCCACAATTATCAGCATCAAACCCATCAACTGGACTAGCGATTGCAACAGCATCAAGACTGAAGTATTATAAGCCATGCTTCAAAAGGTATCTAAATAGTAATGTAAGATCTAGATTTGTGCAAATATATCCTGAAGAATGGAATCTAGCTATTTTCTTGCCTACAGAGAGATTCTCTGGAGGATCAAAGGGAGAGGTGTTTAGCGACACTATAGGTAAGATAGGTTAATGGCTTTTAACAATATAGTAAACAACATTAGAACTGGAATTGGTATTGCAGGCACAGCTGTTAATGCTGTTGAAGGCCTTATTGGTGCCAATAGAACTGGTGGTCAAAAGAAATTTAATGTAAGTAAAATCCAATCTGCTTTGAGTCAGAATGGTGGACTTCTTGAACCAAGCATGGCGTTGCTAAGAATGACTGCACCAATGACATTAGCTGGTGACTCCAGGCCTATTAATTTTCTCGCCAATTCAATGAATTTACCAACCAAGTCTTTAGATGTTATCGATCACAAAAGACTTGGTTATGGTGTATCTGATAAAAGAGTTCAAGGGGGAGGATTCGGAGATCTAGTTGTTACATTTTTTGTAAGTAACGATGGTGAACCACTCATCTTTTTCAACGAATGGTTAGAATCAATCTTTTCTACTGATGCATCATCAGGTGAAGAAGCTGAAAAGAATGGCTTTCAAGTTTTTAATATTAGATATAGAGAAGATTATATTGTTAATATGGAAGTTATTGTTCATAGCAAAACACAAGATGAAGTATTCATTTATAAATTCCATGAAGCTTTTCCTACAAACATAGGTGATGTGCAGTTTGAATGGGGTGCAACAGATCAATTTGCTGTTGTTGGTATTCCATTTACATACAGGTTTTACACAATTGATAAAATTCCTGCACCAAAATTATCAGTATCATCGGGAGGAATTCTTTCACAAATCAAAAATGGATTAGGTGTGTTGAACAGATTATCAAATAGTGCACCTGCACGAAACATACTACAAGGACTGAATGTGGCTTCTGCCCAAAAATTATTTTAATGGTTAAACAATGGAGGTTAAATTATGGGATTACCTATTATCCAACATCCCACTTTTGAGTTAACTTTACCATCAACTGGTGAAAAGTTGAGGTATAGGCCTTTTCTCGTGAGAGAAGAAAAAATTCTTCTACTCGCTCAAGCATCGACAGAAGTAAAAGACATGTTCATAGCTATTGAACAAGTGCTTTCTAACTGTATTCAAGATTACGATGTTAAAAAGTTTACTACTTTTGATACTGAATATGTGTTTGTTAATCTAAGAGCAAACAGTGTCTCAGATATGGCGACACTTAAAATTCTTGATGAAGAAACAGAAGAGTATATCGATGTTCAAGTAAATCTAAATGATGTCAAATGTGATAATCCAGAATCAACAAATCTCATTAAAGTTAATGATGAGATTCAGGTTCAGTTGAGATATCCAACTTACACTGATATATTAGAGACTAGTGATGATATTATGGAAACAATTACAAAATGCGTTGATAAAATTTATATGGCTAATGGTGATGTGCTTGATGCAAAAGATCATTCAGACGAAGAAATGAGTGAGTTTGTAAATTCACTTCCTTCTGCTTCGTTTAATGAAATGCAAGCGTTTTTCAACAACATGCCTTCTATCTACTTAGATATTGAGTATAAAGTAAAACGTAAAACAAAAACAAAAACGCTAAGAGGCATTGCTGATTTTTTCTAGTAGCGCTGTCCCATACATCCCTGATAAGTTACTATAAAATTAACTTTGGTATGGCACAGCACCATAAATATAGTATAAAAGAGATAGAGGATATGTATCCTTTTGAACGTGATCTTTATTTCGAAATGCTTGTTGAATATGTTAAAGAGGTAAACGAACAACAGAAAAACAGGTAAGTCGATGGCACAAAAGAAATTAGAAAAAAATAGTGAGTATGAAAAATATGATTTAGATGGAGATGGTGTTGTTTCTGATGAGGAACTAGCTACGATGAAAGAAATTGAGGAGTTGGAAATGCAAGAACGAAAGGCTTTAGCACAAAGGCGCATGGCTTGGGTTTCAATGGCAGCAATGCTTTTATTTACACTTGTAGTTATTATTCCAGGGGTTATTCCCGAATCAAGATTGAAGCTACTTGCTGATCTATCGGCATTATTTTACATAGCCATGGCTGGTGTTGTTGGTGCTTATATGGGTATGACTGCATATATGTCTAGGAAGTAATTACAGAGTAAATTAAATGGCTGATACAAAAAACGTTGAGACTATTGCAAAAGGAGCCGGATCGGCCGATCTCAGCGCCATACAAAGCACTCTTGATAATATGAGTGCAAAGTTATCGGCTATAAGAGATTTATCAGCATCACAATTATCACAATTATCAACATTAATTGAAGTAAGTAAGTCATCAGATCAGCCCTCACTAAGAGATAAAGCCACCGCATTTATGGATTCAGGACCTGCAAAACCTGTTGCAGCACCTGCACCAGCAACACCTGCAGCAGCGCCTGCAGCTAAGGGAGGTGGTGATAAAGAAGAAGGTGGAATGGGTCCTATGGCAATGATGGCTGTAGCAGGTGTTGCTGCTGCTGCAGCTGCCCTTGCTGGTATTCTATCAGTTGACGCTGATGCAATCAAAAAGAAAGTAGAAACTTTATTATCGATTGTTGAATTGCCAAATATGAATGCGAAGGCAGTTGCTGGTGTTAGTGCAACATTGCTTGCATTAGGTACTGGTCTGGCTGTATTTGGTGTTGGTTCTGCTGTTGCTGGTGTTGGCGAAGCTGTGGCTAATTTTATGGGCGTTGGCGAAGGTGATGCAGACTGGGCCGAAACTATTAAAGGTAATGTAGCTACATTATTAACTATAGGTGAATTACCAGGCATGGATGGGAAAAATGTTGCCACCGTTGCCTTAACTCTAGGGGGATTGGGTGCTGGACTTGCAGCGTTTGCTGTTGGTAAAACAGCAGCTGGTGTTGCTGAAGGAGCATCATCTGCTATTGAAAAATTTGGTGGTGGTGGATTTAATGCAGAACAAATTGTACAAGAGGTTTCTACATTATTGAGTATTATGGAGGATCCGAATGTTGGTGTCAAAAATGCTCTAGGATTCATTGGTATTATGGGAGCACTTGGTGCAGGCCTTGCTGCATATGCTGTTGGTAAAGCTGCAGAAGGTGGTGGTGAAGGAGTACAAGGTGCTGCAGAGCACATTCAAAAATTTGGTAACAACGCTGGTTTTGGTGAAAGAGTTAAGCAAGAAGTTACAGCATTATTAAGTATTATGAGCGACCCAAATGTTTCCGTTACAGGTGCCCTAGGATTCATTGGTATTATGGGAGCACTTGGTGCAGGCCTTGCTGCATATGCTGTTGGTAAAGCTGCAGAAGGCGGTGCTTCAGGAATACAAGGTGCTGCAGACCACATCGCTAAATTTGGCGAAACACCGTTTGCTGAAAGAGTTAAAGGTGAAGTTGCCACATTATTAACAATACCAAGTTTACCTGGCGCCGATATAGAAACTGCTAAAACTTTTGGAGCAGTTATGGGTCTGCTCGGCGCTGGACTTGCAGCATTTGCATTGGGTAAGGGCGCTGAAGGTGCTGCAGAGGGTGCACAAGCTGCTATTAAAAGTTTTTCAGAAGGTGAGGGATTTGCTACACGTATTAAAAATGAGGTAACAGGTTTATTAAGTATATTAGGTAATGAAAATGTAAGTATTGAAAAATCAGAAACATTCAGTACCGTTCTGGGCAACATTGCTGACGGCCTAACTAAATTTGCAGCCAGTAAGTTCGTTGATACATTTGCAAGTATAGGATCTGCTATTGCCGGCTTCTTCACAGGTGAAGAAAGTACAATTGGTCAAGTACTTAAACTAGCAGCATCAACTGATGATTTAGTAAAAGTAGCAGGTTCATTAGATAAAGTTCAGGCATCTTTGGATAAATTTGCTGCGATTAAAGTAAATACAGACAACCTTAATATTGATGATTTGGTAAAACAATTAGGTAATTCGCTTCCTAATCTTGAGGTTTTAGCATATGGTGGTGAATTACAAGGTAGTGGAACATTTAAAGATACTGTGATCAAGAAAGGTTTATTAGATCCAGATCTAAAACTTGATGAAATGGTTGAGGCAATTAATAAATTTAATCAAATTATAGGCATTGGTGGTGGTTCACCAGATTCACCGCCATCAGTTGCTCCTGGTGCAACACAACAAGGTGCAGCTACTAAATCACAGATGGTTGATCAGGTTGGAATTCAAGCAGGTGCTGTTAATTTATCATCACCAGTAGTCAATATTACAGCACCACCAGCTCAAGGTGAAGGTGGAGGTGGAGGTGATGCCGGAGTAAGGACCAACAACGTTGTTGCTCCTCGCTCCGGTCAATTAGGAAAAGACGTAACCAAAAATTTTGCTTACGGGGCGTAGACGGCTAACCTTTAGCTAGGTTCTCAAAGAAAGACAAACCTGCATCAGAACTTTGATCTGTTTCTTCGTTATCCTCAGACCAAGACTCAGGTTGTGATGGCTGTTCTCTTACTGCAACGGTCCTTGGCTTTGGTGACTCAACAGTAAGTTCATCTGCAGTAACTGTATTCGCAGTACCATTTCCATCAAGTGCAAGTGCACGATATAGTTTTGATTTCAGTTCATCATAAGACATGAAGTTAGAAGGATCCACAAGTGCTGCCAAAGATTTCTCTTTGTTGTAGATTTTTTCTAGCTCTTCATCATCATCTGATAGAGCTGAAGGTGAATCAAACTCAGACTTATCGTAGTTACGATAACCTTCCACATTACGCATCTTCAATCGGAAGTTTGCGCCTTCCCAAAGGTCAAAAGGATTGACAGGTGTTTCATCATCAAACTCTGGTGACATCATATCATTGAGTTTATCAAAGATCTTCTTACCATACTTGTAGAGGAAAACCTTACCTTCATTCTCAGGATTAGCAGGATCCTTAACAACATAGATGTTACTAATGTAAGACAGACGACGCTTGGTCTTCGTACGAACAAATGTCTTATCAGCTTCAGTACCTTGATTCCAAAGCATAGAGTTATACTCAGAAACAGGACACTTCTGACCAATAGTAGTCAAAGACTTCTCAATGAACCATCCACCAGGACCTTGAAAACCATGATCCCAAATACGAACAAAAGGAACATCCTCACCTTCTGGTGCAGGTAGGAATCGAATGATAGCCATACCGTTACCAGATTTATCAACTTCTGGCTTCCAGTAGTCATCTTGTTCACGATTTTGTGGGGATGAGTTTAACTTGCTTAGCTCTGATGTTAGCTTCTCAAGTTCATTCTGACGGTTCTTCTTTAATGTAGCAAACGACATGTATTTCTCCTTAATGTAAGCGATGTATACGTTTTATCCAAAGTGTTCCATAGTATATGACTTAAACTTCTTCAAGTCAACATTATTTATAAAGAATGGCTTGTATTTTTCACATTTATTTTTCAAGTCATTCCATATTGGGTCTTTAGCCATAGCGTTGTCCCAATACCAGAAGAATGGTGTTAGTTCATTCAATATTATAAAGGTTTCAACACCAATGTCTTCCCTGAGGATTAGTTTTAGCAAGTGGGGATGCATTCCATCCTTAACAAATATATTTACATCAAAGTCATCATCCATCTTATGTAAGTCTTGCTTAAACATATAACTCATGCTTTGTTGACGTTTTTGCCAATTGACATAAACTGCATGAGTATCCATATTATTGACATCACCAGGCCAAAAGTTAGCATTTTTTATAATATTAGCCAACATGAAGTCATACGGATTCTTTAGCTTGGAAAGTTTATGAAAAAAATACTTATCACGTCTTGTTTCAAACTTAGAGACGCTTGTATTGTTTAACTTTCCATTGTATTTAAACATATCATAGTCCGAGGAGAAATGTCTCTTCATTGCCATGTATGTTGTAAAGCACTCGAATGCTTTCATATTGGTAACCTTGCTGATCCTTTTACCATATTAAGATCCTCAGCTTCAATAGTAATTTTAGCCTTTAAGGTTTGACTACTTTTTATATATGATGCTGCTGTCTCGATCTCAACATTATTACATTCAACATAATACATAACTGCATCGATATAAGGTATTTTCTTATCCTTTACAATTTTTTCAATCTCAAGTGCAAACTGAGATGGTGTCTTGATATTAAGAATCATTTGTAAAACACATGGTTACCAATTGTAGTAACTTTTTTGAGCACATTAGCCCATTTTGGTGAAACATAGTCTGCATGGTAATGTGTAGCTCCTTCTAATAATTTTGGTATGTTGTTAGTGAATAGATAATCAATAATTTCTATTGATTCGTGGTATGGGTTTGTTCCAACAAACTCATCAATATTATCAGGCTTACCATCGCACCAATAAGAAAACTGACATTTGTGTTTAACAGGTACAATACGGTTGTGAGTATTATACCACCATGAATTAACCGGTCCTTCGTGAACAACTCCACATATTGTGTTTGGGTATTCTATGTGATTTTTTCGATTTATAATTACAATTGCAACTGCAAGTTTACCTATTATTGGTTGGTTACCAGCTTCAAACAACAAAGCCTCGAGCATGCATGATCTTTGCTGATTTTCAAACCCTTCAATTTCAGATGTTGCATATGCTTCACTACTTGCAGTTATTAATGCTGCTGCAACCACAAACGTTTTTAATAAATTCATTACACTACCTGTTGCCAAGGAAAACTGATAATTCTTTTCTTGAGCTTTCTTTCTATATTATCATTTCTTTCAGTGACGTAGTCAATGGTTGTTTGTAACCCGGGTGTCTTAGACGATTGAGTATTAATATATGATTTTTGTCTCAATGGTGATTGTAAATAAATCACTAATGTTTGATCATTGTATTCAAACAGCTCATAATCATATTTATCTCTATCTAAAGCGAAGAAAAACTCCTTGTCTCCATGTCTCATTCCAGTAAACTCAATGTCATATCCACCTGATGTCCAAAAGCACGGTTTGTTTATCAAAAAAATATTTGGATGAGCTATAGTTTTCAAGATTTCCTTTGGATCATAATAATCGTACTTTTTCTTCTCTTTATCAATTTCAACATCAACCTTAAAAACATAAAACTTATTATTATCCAATTCCTTATTAATAATTCCTTCAATAATAGTATCAGTCAAATAACAATCAATGTCAACCATTAAGTTCCAATGGTAATTTGACCTCAGCATGCCTAGGTTTCTACACCCATGACTATTAAACCCAATGTCTTCAGTTACCCTATAACCTTCAACATTAAATTGATCTTCAAAGGATTTGATAACGTCTTCGAACAATCCCGAGTCATAATATCCATCGTTAATAAAAGTAACATTAAAATTTGTTTTAAATTTTGATGGCTGCCTACTAAAAAACTTACATTGATTTACAAGATGATCAATTTGACCATAATATGTGAAGATAATATTAAATTTATTGCCATTCATGCTCATCATTGATCCTCATCATATTATATTCATTCCACAGTGGACCATATCTTGTATTATTAAACTCATTACCAAACCACGGACCACCTTCTGTATAATGAATTGCTTTTGCACTCTTTATATAATAGTACTGGTCTAGCACATTCCACTCCATTGGTATATCACCAATATCATCATCATCGAGCCATTTGAGATGATGAAAATCAATACCAGGAATGTGGTTATTTAAATACTCAGGCTGCAATATCTTATTCTTTGGATGTTCATTATTGAACACCATTAATGAAGCCCAGTTTTTTCTGAATGATTTATGTTGCTGCACACCATCCATCTTGACATCTTTAAGTGGAATGTATGGAGGATGCTTAACAACAGACACAGCCTTTGTCTTATCAATATCAGCAATCAAATTAAAAACAGAATCCAAAAACAAAAAATCACAATCAACAAATATTGACATTCCTTGAAAATTACAAAGCCAGGGTACCCAAAATCTTGTAAACGTAAAATCAGTAGATTGTGGTTCACCATGATCCCTGTGATAACTTTTTATATCTTTTGATCTAAGTTTGTGTATTGTTGGGTTCTCACCCCACCAATATCTACTGTGTCGAAGAATAGAATATCTGCATACTTCAAATGCACTATGTTCTCTCTCCTCGTAACCTATGTAGATTGGGAGTGTTGATATAGAATTCATGCTGTTGTTCCAGTTGTCTAATTCGTAATTTAGCTTTTTTTCTTATCTCATATGGGTCGATATTTAAAAAATCTGCATCGTCATATTTTGATTTAACAAGAGCCCATGGAAATGCTTGTTTAGTAATTTTTTTCTGAGAGAACGCTATGATAGGTACTCCAACGTATCTAGCAGCCCACAATGTGCTACCATGGTATCCAACCGCCATAAATGCTTTTCTATAGAGGT